CCCTGTCGTCACATTCGGATTGAAAACAATCAATAACCTTGAATTTCCCTGTAAGTTACCCTCGATAGCGTTAAATATATCTTCCGATATACCCGATGCCTCTGTTACCACAAACATTGTATTAACTGCGTGAAATCCCGACCATGCTTCTGTGTTTTTGTCATCTGCCTTAAATCCTGTTAGAAACCATTCTTCATAATCTGTTCTGATGTCATTAGCTACTAATCGACCTGGCAATACTCTTGCCTGCCTTAGCAATCTGCGTATCTCAGGAATCATAATATTAGTAACCTGCCTCCCCGTAGGTGCTGTTAAGGCTATCTTGGTGTTCTCAATTAAGTTCCCTCTTTTATCAAATTTTGGCGTCAAATACATAAAACATAAAGCAGCACATGCAGCGACAAAATCCTTGCCCCTACTTGTACCACTTGCTACGGCTGTTAGCGGATTGTGCTGTACAGACGTTATAATAGCTCTCTGTTCTTTGTCTAAATTAGCTTTCAATACCTCCTTACAGAATAAATTCCAATCCGATTGCCATTCTTTAAACTTCTTTATGTACTTCTTATTCGCCATCTTCTTCAGAAGTAGCAGACTGCATTAATTCCAAAAATGGATTTATCGTTACATCGTGTTCTGTTCTTTCAATATATCCTCTATTCTTGCCTTTTGTTTTAAGGAAAAAAATTAATGATGTTTCTTTTCCCTCTCGTATATTCTTTAATAACATCGACTCCGCAAAATCGATGTTTGACTCTAATATATCGTCAACTGCTTTAGAAAATTTCTTATCTGTTCTGCGCCATCTATAAAACGTCTCTCTTGATATACCCATTTCCCTGCAAGTCGCTGATATGTTTCCCATTGTTTTTTCATAAAAACCAAGCGCAATTTTCTTTTTTTCTCTTACTGTCATTTTCACCCTTGCGCTATCATTTGGGGCTTTTTTTTTATTTGTCATTTCTTGTAATTTTTTAAAGATAACGTTAATCCTTCTTTTATTCCTTTGTAATCCAAAGGTACAATATAAACATTTTCATCGACAATTTGCTCAACCTTGTCGTATTTCAATGTTTCTGAAACATACTGTAATTTATTCAATTTCACATGATTACTAACCTCTGTGCAGAATTCCATTACTGTATTCTTAACTGGGTTACATACATTTATCAACTCTAGACTTGTGTTAAACGCAAAAATAATACCATCAATTATATCCGATATGTGTGTAAAATGTCTTACATTTTTACCGTTGTTATATATTTTAGGTTCTTCTTCGTTAAGCAGGTTATACAATAATGTACCTTTTCTTGGCTTATCGGAATATACGTTATGAAACCTAATCCCTGTAGCCTTATTGCAATATATCTTTGCGTACTCTTCATTAAATTTTTTACTTATACCATATAACGAAGTTATGTTAGCAGCACATGATGAACTTGCATATATGAGTTTTGCATCTTTTTCATTAGCAAAATCGACAATTTTTTTAAATGCTATAATGTTATCTCTAATTATAGCATTTAGGTTATTATTAAACACCGATGTTTGAGCAGCTAAATGTATAACATAATCAACATTTTTGTAATCGTCGGCATTTATATCTAACACATCTGTATTGTTTTTTTTGTCTATCTCCCAGACTACGTTAATTGGTAACTGCTTTAACCTTTCGATTAAAGCAGACCCTATATATCCTCTACTACCTGTTACAACTACATTCATGGTTAAGTGATTAAATCATCAAATAAGCCTTTTTGCCTTGGCTTTAATGCCTCATACTCCTCTCGAAAGAAGTCTTCTTTAGTTCTACCCCTCATCTTTCCTTTTCTTGTATGAATATCATACGTATATTCAGGAATTTGTATGGGTTCTTTCCTTACATCCTCTATCCATTTTTCTACATCTACATCCTTTCTGTCATATATCAAGTTTTGCAGATGGTCTGCATCTCTTGATTTCCTAACTTCACATAACAATATTACAGCCTTTGACACAAATATTCTACCTTTTGGGTTTTTTGCTTTTTTGTTAACTAATTCGTGTCCTTGCCATAACGCTTCGATTTCCGAAGTGATTAATCCATAACAATCTTCAGCAGAGATTGTGAAAAGTCTTTTCCACACATAATCCCTATAACCAGAATGCCATAGTTCCAAAGCAAAGAATCCAGCCACTTTTGCATCTCCCCTCCTAATTGCTTTCTGCATTGCACTGGCGACTTCATAAAAGTCGTACCCATTTACTGTTCTTAATTCATAGTTTCCCATATCTATTTTATTTACTTTATTATATTGTAAATATAAGCATAATATTCGAATTATAAAAACATTTATATCCTAAATGTTGACTTAATATTATATTTTACACTTTTATTAACATGGAACTTACCTTTTTTTATTGATATGCTGTCGCCAAAGTATTTCTTTATAGCCAAAATAGATTTCATCTCTGTCTGACTTGAGCGGAACTCTGATAAACCGCCCGCATTAACAAAAGTATCTTTCTGAACGAAATGATACCTATTATCAACTAATATTTTCCTCTCTTTGTACAATACATATCCTGAAATCCAAAAATCTTCTTTCAATGGTATATCCTCATTCCAAACTGTATTTTCGCCATATATAACACCATAAGAACAACCAGTCACCCTATTTGTTAGTTTGTAAGGCTCAAACTCATTGTACTGCATTGGGGTAGGTATATTACCAAACCCAAACAAGCTAACCCCTAAAAGTTTTGCTATAGCATACAGTCTTTGAATTAAATCGTACACTTCATTTTTATTTCGTATAGATGATGGTTCTCCTATACCTATCGTCATATCCTGAACATACGCAACATCATCATCAATCATAAACAATTCTTTAAAATGTTTTGCCATCCAGTTCCTTTTTGCTGGTAACCCTTTAACACTGTCTGGGTGGCATACAATTTCAACATCTGGATTATAGTTTTTATAATCTTCTTCTTGTGATTCTGGGACACATAAAATCACATCTTTACATATCTCTTTTGTTAATACTCTATCCGCTCTTTTATAAGACGGTATTACTATCTTGCAGTGCATTAATTACGTCTTTTATATGAATTACATTACTTTTTTGCGTTTTGTCGGACTTATAACTTTTCATTTTTTGCATTCCTAGTTTTTCTCTTAAGTAATTTGCATCTACTTCATCATCCGACACTATGATAAACAACTCATGCTTTTCCCCAACATTCGGTATTATAGGATAAATAGCATTTACATCATCTATACTATTAAACCTTTTCATGAAGTCATCTTCATCCTCTATGTCGCTTAGAAAATCTTCAGGTATGTCAATACCACATATATCCAATATATCTTTACCCCAGTCATTTAAAAGTATATCAAAATCATACATTCCCACCTGGTTGTTATCTTTAAGGACAAACTCCTTTTTTTGTTCTAATGTTAGATTAACCTCCTTAGACACCCATCCATCAGGAATCTTTCCTTCAAACAATGGTTCTATTTCTTTTAAGTTTTCCTTGCGATTATTTTCAATAAGGTATTTTTCTACTTCATCTCTACCCATGTTTTTTATTCGTTGAAGCGCCCTACACCTCATAGTACCCCCCAAACAGACGTTATTCTCATCCACTACTATCGGTCTAATAGACATCATTTGAGGGAACATTAAAATAGAATCGGTAAGCTGTTTTAGCTTTTCATTTTTAATTATTCGAGGATTAGGAGGTAACCCTTCTATCTGACCCTCATTGTATATTATTTCTTGTAATTTCATATATTCTTATTTCTATTGTTTTAATCGAACAACTGTTACAAAAATACAGTTATTTATCTTAATTTGCAATTAATGAACAATTTATTGTCATAAATAAATCGTTTGTACCGTAGTGCTTTTTGTCTCATCTAAAACATAATATCCAACAATCTCTTTATTTTCGATAACAGGACGTATGTGCGACTTCCAATTTAAGCCAAAAGCTCGGCAATACCAAAGCGCCAATTCAAATACCAAAGCGCCAATTCAAACGCTTTTTGCTGCCTTTGTACTCTATTTATTATTCTTGTTTTCATTGGTTTATATTTTTAATTCTTTTCCTATTAAATCAAAATAAATATTTTGCAGTTGGTGCAAGTATCTTATGCTTTGACCAATTCCATACTCCGCACTGTTAATTGACAAATATAACTCATTATCATCAGGATAACCTAAAAGCGTATTTCCATAGCTTAATTCAATGCATCCTTTATATCCATCTTCATCTTTATCAAAGCCCAATTTCGTTAATATGTCCTCCGTTAGTGGAATAGGGTTTAATCTATCAACCAACGATTCAATATGATGAATTCCATCTGGACTCATTCTTATAGCATAA